GTAGGTTCATGGTCATTGATGCCACAAAGTCGGGTCATAAAAGAAGCCTTATCATAAGCAAAGCCCTACTACTAGAGATTCAGGGATATGTCACAGCAAAAGCCTTACGAAAAGATGACCTGCTGTTCTCAAGGTTACTAGTAGATGAACGGACTAAAATAAAGACTTCTCGTGGCACAAAGCCTTCTCGACCATTCGAGAAGGACGGAAAAAAGTTCCAGCATGGAACGCTGTACGCCTACACGCATGGCAGATGCAGATGTGAGGCTTGCTTAGAGTCGGTGCGAAAGCATAGGCAGAAAGCAAAGCCATACCAGAAGCAAAAGCCATACCAGAAGCCACAGCGATTCATCGACCAAACGAGTCACCTGCCACGAGATGTATGGAGAACAATCTGGAACAAAGCAATAGACAAGTCCGCAATCGGTTGGAGTCCAAGAACCCATGACCTTCGGCACGCTAACGCTACCCACCTTCTAAAAAGTGGGGTAGATGTGCATGAGGTTAAGGAACGTCTAGGACATCAATCGATTAAGACGACAGAGCGATACTTACATCGCCTTCGTCACAACCAGTCAAAGGCATCAGAAAGTGCCAGCGACTTTTTGGAGTGATGATGAAACATCTACATAAGAATAAAGCAGTTGTTGCTTGGGCGATAGGAGTCCTAGTGGTTGGTTTACAGGTGGCTGGTAGTCATACTGCCGAAGCCTTGAAAGCCATACCACAAGCCCAATCACAACTGTCAGAGAAAGCATTGCGTGCTAAGACCCTTGATAAGTTCCACAACGCTGACAAACTCACCAAAACAGAATTGGTGAAGTTACTTTCAGCCGTGGGATTTGAAGGCAAAGACCTACAAGAAGCATGGGCAATCGCAATGAAAGAATCACGAGGCAATCCTCTCTCCCATAACGGAAACCGAAAGACTGGGGATAACTCTTACGGGTTATTCCAAGTCAACATGATTGGTTCAATGGGTCAAGAGCGTAGGGATAAGTTCAATTTGGATTACAACGCCAAATTGCTTGACCCTGTGGTTAATGCCCAAGTTGCTTATCACATGAGCAACGGAGGCAAGGACTGGAGTGCATGGAAAGGAACTAAGACACCAGTAGTTAAAAACCTGATGGCTCAGTTCCCAGACAAAGCAAAAGCAAAGCCATAGCAAAAGCATAGGCACATGGGAAGCCCCCCTAGCAATAGGGGGGTTATCTCCCAGAGACGGGGCGCAAGTGGAAGAAAAGCAATATAAAGAGTACCTAGAATTAGCAAAGCAATACCAGAAGCCATACCAGAAGCATGAGCAATATAAGAAGCCTCATCAAGAACAGCATCATAGTCAAACACTTGGTAATGACTATGGTAAAAAGGTTGAAGAGAAACCTCTCATTGCTGAAGAAATAGATAAATTGTTCTGGGGCAAATTAGTTCAACTTGGTTGGCGCACAGATAACAACCCATTACTTGAAAGCGCAGATTCCAAAGCCAGAACCACTCGGTTTGTTTACATATGCACAGATTGTGACCTACCACTTCATGCCCAGAACGTACTCACAGTAACTCCAAGCATTGCCAAGAAGATGTGCGATGTCTCTTTGCTAAAAGATAAGTTGTACCAACATAAGCATGTAGCCAAAGATTGCAAAGCCATATCAGAAGAGGAAGCAGAATGAACTGTTACAAAGAAGGTTGTTTAAAAGAAGTTAAATGGTTTATCTTTGTTGATGGCTCTGTTGCATGCGATGACCATGCTCCAGCAGATTACTCTCAAGAACTAGAGTAAAAGCAAAAGCCCCACCAGAAGGTGAGGCTTGAGCCAAAGCAATACCAGAAGCGTTACTGGTTATCTTTAATTAACTTCACTTCGCAAGCATCGGTGGTGCAGTAAGCCTCACCAATAGCATCAGCAGCCATTCCAGCGTAGACACCAGACAAATCGATAGGGAACAACTTCATAACCCCGTCGTTTTCGGATTCATCTTTAGTAATCTGTGTGTAAGGCATCTGTGGGTAGACAGCATTACCAGAAGGCAAGAATGAGACAGTCTTAAGTTGACCGTCATACATATGCAAAGCCGTACCAATAGCCGAGGCTTCTGCCTCTGGGTCAAATGAAATAGTTACAGAGACAGAGTTGTCTGACCAGTAGCGTTGAGCGGTAGCAGCAAGTGCCATTTTCTCGTAGATACTGACATCCTTCTCACTGCGCTTTGCTTCTGACTTAATAGGAAAGAAGACAACGCTAGTTGTATCTGGTGATTCACTTGCTGGTTCGACTCTGTAGTTAGCCAACTTAAAGAGGGGCAACATAGGGTCGTTATTTGCAAAACGAATAGCACGATTGAAGTATTCGCCACCAACTGTCCAGTGAACTCCAGGTGATTCACCAGCCAAGATACTTACTGTGCCTGATGGTTTGACTGTGGTCATCTTGATAGATTCACGGATACCAAGCCATTCAGAGTATGAAGTGTCATAGGTTTTAATGGTCTTGTATCCCTCATCCATCCATGTACGAAGCACAGGAAGACCACGATTGTCTGCAAAGTTTGCAACACCAGAGACAGATGTACCGATGCGACGGTTACGTTGCATGATTGCGTTTGTCTCTTCCCAATGTGTTGGAAGAAGAGTTACTGTCTTTGCATAGAGATAAGCAAACTTGAGTGTGCGCTTAAAATCATCTAAATCTTTATGACGGTTTAAGTAAGTCTCAACCAACGTACAGCACTCGTATGATTCAAGTGATTGCTCGGCACAAGGGTTATAGCCAGAGATGCGCCAATCCTTGTTGTTGATTGGGTCAGCAAGTCGACCGTATTGCTTTGAGATATCCATCCAGATAACTCCAGGCTCACCGTTACGTGCAATACCCTCAATAATTGCATCAAGGTCATCGCCCACATTGACAGCCACGGAGTTATTTGACATCCACCCATGAGTCATACGCTCTGGGTGCTTGTCATAGTTCTTAAGGTTAAGGAAATCTTCGTCCTCAATACGCCCAATAAGAAGTTCAGCAGAACGACGGACGTTGCCAGAAACGACACAGACACCAATCATGTTGCCGATATCAGCGATATCACGACGAGTAAGTAACTGCCCAGCACGGCCCGCAAACATCTGAGTTAGATACTCATGCAGTTTGATTAGGGGGTCGGGTCCTGCTGCTGTTCCACCAAACGTCTTGATTGGGACGCCTGCTGGACGAATTTCTTGGTAATCAAATATTGGAGTTTTCGTATCTGGCTTGAGGTAGGAATTGATGAGGGTTGCGGTCGATTCGACCCAACCTTCTCTGGTATCTGGAATGACATACGTTTCTCCTTGTTGTGGTGCATAGATGGTAAATTCTTTATCTGCTCCCTTATCATCAAAGCCAACTCCAACACCCAACATGGATGCCTCCATGAGAAATGCAAATGGTTTTGCTGGGTCTACCTTGTTCATAGAGCCAGTTGATACGAAGGCACAGTTCTGCAACGCTGCAGAGTTACGGTGTTGGTTAACGATTGGTGTGCCCATGACCCATAGCCCACGTCCTGGTGGAGTCCACTTCAATTCAAAGAGGCGGTCAAAGGCTTCCTTGGCAGATGATGCAGCCTTGGCATCAGACCATGGCAAGCGGTTAGTTTTGGCGTGGTCCTTCTGTAGTGAGTACATCCCGTTGATGACTCTCTCGCATACGTCTGCCCATGTCTCCTTAGTACCATCTTCCTTTAGTCGTGAATAGGTTCTGAGAAAAGTAATCTCTCCTACCGAATTTCCTGCTGCGTCTCGATAACCAAATGGTGCCTTCTTGCTTCTGTATGGCGCCACAAAATCTTCGGCTAGTTTGAATGAGAACAATGACATAACCCCTACCATTTCTATAAATGTGCAAATACCCCTCAGTGGGTTGCTTAGTATTACGCTTGGAACCCTATCAGGTATATGTCAATAAGGTGAAGTGCTAAAGCCAAACTTGAGGGGCTAAACTCTGCTCCACCTTGCTCCACCTTACTCCACTTGCTGTTATCAGGTAATACTATTCTTCGATAGATTCGGAGATAATCTTTGTGACGGTCTCTTCTCGAAGTGTTTCTGGCAATTCTTTTAGTGCTTGAGCACGGTCACCAAAGATAGCGGAGAGCACTCCACCAGAAGATTGACGCTGTGCTGTAATCTGAATGAACTCCTTGTTGGTCTCCATGTCCTTGACTTGACCAACCAACTTGTAGAGTCTGTCTATCTCTTGAGAAAGATTAGGGTCTGCATATCCACCGTTCATTTCTTCAGCAAAGCGCATAAAAGCCACTCTTTGCCCTTGCATTTCAATGATTGCAGTAAGTAAAGACTTTAATTGGTCTTTGGTTTTAACTTCAATGGGAAGATTAAATGCACACATGTTGTCTGGTTTAAAGGCTGGACAGTTGCTTGCAACAAAGCAGGTGTTGCATTGACGAAGAGATGACTGCTGGTTGTTGACAACTGGAACATCTTGCAAAACATCTTTGCCATGCTCATCAGTTTCAACTACAGTTTTCATCTTTACACCAAATACAGGAAGATTTTGCATCTCTTCGGGCTCTCTTGGAACCACTTTATTGGGTTCTTGTTTCCGCACTGGCACGTCACTGTTATCAGATGTGGAAGTTTCGAATCCCATTAGACCTGTTAAGAAAGTATCGCTGTTATCAGGTAACTTCTCACCTTTGCCACCTTCGATGATATGAAAATCAGGTGTCTTCTTGTCCATTGATGTCTCCAACTGTTGGTATGACCAGACGGCAACTCTAGTCGCTTCGAGGGTACTATCTTGCACAAAGTCCAAATAGTTTAACCCAGCCTTCTCTACCATTGCCTTGTAGCGGGGTCTTGCTTGGTCCTTCATCTTCTTTGGATAACGGTTCAACTTGGTGCCATCCCAGACGATTGTTTCTCCCCGTCTCATAGGAGAAAGCCATGACAATGTGCTTGCTGTGCTAAATGGTATCTGTCTCAGGTTGTCTGGTTTGGCACATCCAAGTGCATGAAATTGAGTCTTGTATTGTCTGGAGTAACTCCGAGTTACGGCCGCCAAGTTAGTTACTGACTCAATCTCGTCGTTTGGGATAGCCACATTCTTGTGGTCTTCACACATCTCTCGGAGTGTCTGTTGTCCGTATTCTTCATGCCAGATGACCCACAGTTTGGGGTCGTTACTAAAAAAAGAGCGCTGTTGTTCTACCCATTCATAACCCAAAATTATTGAATCAAATTCTAAAAAGGCTGTGGCTCTGTCTGCGTTGTTAACAAGAAACTCTTGATAGTCTGCGGCTAAGTCAATGAGTTCCTTTTTGGACAACCCAGCCTTTTCAGCCTGCGGAGCGCCAGACTCAATAAAGACTTTAGTCTCTGCATCAAAGTGCTCGCTTATAAGCCAGTTCTTAGTCTTGGGTAAACCTCGCTTACGGAGTCCCCAATAGTTGAGTCCCATCGACTCAACTTTTAATCCTTCAAGAAGGGTTCTATTGGAGCCAACTTCGACTCCAGAAAAGATGAGGTTCATTAATCTTGCCAGAACTCTAACGATTTAGGATTAGCGGCATCTTTTGACTTAGCAACATTGACTCTATCAATAGCATTTTCAATATCTGTCCACTTGCGTACTTTGCTGGGTGCATCAGGGCGACGTTCTACTGCAAGATATCCTGGGTTCATAAACATAATGGCAGGAATTCCTTGTTCTTCAAATACCCAAGCACACATAGATGGGTCAGAATCTACATACAGTTCTACGGGAGCCTTACTACGGCTTAAAATAAACTGACGTTTTTTTAAATCTTCACCTTCAAGACGGTAAGAAGTATCAATTAGTTCATCATAGTTAATGATTCCGTGAGATTGAAGCCAATGCTCTGCATCATCAGTCTTGCGAGAAGTCATAATTGCCACACGGTTATTAATATTGAGGGCATAGTAAAGCATTACTCCTGCACGGATAGGTTCCCCTGAATCCGAACTAAGTACGCCATCTAGTGA